CTTCCGCCACCGCCACCACCGCCTCCGTTAAGGCTACGACCACCGTTGCCAGGAGCAGTAGCATGGCCTCCGCCACCTCCGGCACCGCCAGAGCCCGAATTTGCAACACCAACCGCTCCAGTAGCCCCACCTGCTGACCCAGCAGGCTCACCACCAGTTCCAGTATCTATGCCAGTGGGAGTAACGCCGACTGATGCACCTCCACCACCACCTCCACCTGCGCCGCCAGATGTTCCATTAGCCGCTCCACCACCGCCGCCAAAGGCAGTTAGGAGAGAGCCAAACGTAACGTCGGCCCCTGCGTTTCCGTCCGTGTTAGCAGCACTAACACTGGCACCAGCAGCACCAACGGTTACAGTCTCAGTCGCGCTTGCGTCACCAGCGTCGATAGTACGCTCGACATAAGAGCCTCCACCGCCACCTCCGGGTCCGCCATTAGCAGTCGGAACACCACCGGAACCGCCGGAGCCCCATGCCTGGATGAGAATTTTGGTGATCCCACCAGTGGGCTTAGTCCAGGTGCCAGAGCTGTTAAAAGTTTGCACATTCACCGGGTCCAGATCAACTCCATCGACCTGAATATCGTCCGATGCTGTCACAGCACCTGTAAGTGTTGATGCCCCATCGACAGTTAGTGTGCCACGAAAGGTAACACCATCTTCTGTGAGTTCAAGAAGTTCATTACCATCGTCATCTACAAAACTCTGAACCACCGTAGCAGCATCAGTGAGGGTAGCGGCAACTGTCCCCTCTGGCGCTCCACTGACCACTCTCAACCTAAGAATTTCATTATCTTCTTTCGTTGTATAAATATCACTAACTGTTGCGTCATCAGTGTCCCACTTACTGTTTCCACTCGGAGCAAGTTTTTCCCAAGAATTAGCTTCACGAGTAAGAGCACGTTCAAGAATCATAGAAGTAACATAAGTGCCAGATAGGGCAACTGTGACATCTTCCCCCTTTACGCCTGTTCTCAAATATCCAGATTTGTCAACTACTAGGAAGCATGTGTCTGCTCCACCCGTAGCCTCGTCCGTAAAGCTTGTTCCGTCTAACCCATCAAGCGTGAAAGCATTTGCGCTAGTTCGGGTGATAGTGTAAGTGTTTCCGTTCAATTCCGTCATTTCAGTCAACCCCTGAAACGCGACCACATCACCAGTTGCCCACCCGTGCGATGTAATGGCAACACTAACAGGATTCAGATTATCCGTGCTAGTTACTGTCGGGGTTGTAAATGAGCTTGTAGCCGTCGTCATTTACTTTTCTCCTTAAAAGCGGGGGGAGAGAGTTCCCCTCCCCCCATTATTTATTAGCTAGTTGGACGCGCAGCCCAGAAATCGATGTAATCGATTAGTACAAGACTGATCGCTGTTGCAGCAATCGAACCCGTCCAGTAGTAAGGGATAACCACGGCAGTCGTGGCAAGAGCAAGAGGCTCTACCCCCTTCAGTTCGCCGTTAATATACCAAAAGGCGTCACCAGTGGCATCCACTTCAAGGCGAAGAATCTGATAGGTGGAAGCGACAGGAGCAACCCCAAGGGTATACTCATCTGCCACAGCACCCATCGTATTCGCATTCATGGATACAGCAAGCCAGCCAAAGGTATTGGTGTCAGTGTCGTGCGCCAAGAAAGCGGCACAGTTCTGACAGTCTGTAACGGTTCCCTCAGAGATGACATTACTTCCGTCAGCTTCAAAAGGCTCCATCTCAGTCGCAGCCGCAATAGTGTCAGACAAGCCAACACCAACTGCATTAACAAGAGTGGACATGTGCAGACGGAATTCAACAACCGTTAGTCCGGTGCTTACCAATGCACCCTGCGTAATAAGTCCATAACTGCCAACTGCCATATCAGTGTCATCGTCAGCATTACCACTTGTCATGCCAAGAACACCTTCAGGATTACCGATAATCAAAGGCTCAATAGCCTGAGCATCGCCGCCCCTAAACGTCAAGTAAGATGGGCCTGCATGAGCAACTGTAATCGGCTGAATCCCAGTATGGAAGTCATCGAAAATACGGTAGTGAGTCGCATTCCCTGGGAAAGCAGTGGGCGTTCTACGGTCGGTAACAACTCCAACCTGCCCAGTACCGGCAGTGAAGGTCGTCATCCTCAAACGGTAACAGTCTCCATTCGGGGAAGGAGAGCTTGTACGAGCAACCTGCGTAGGTCCACCAGTACCCGCCCCGCCAACAGTGGTGGGGAAGATGTCTGTGAAGCCCGAAACAGGCTCAAACACGCCACTCCCTTTACTACCAACTTCTCGTTCCAAAGCCCAGACCTGATTCATGCTGACGCCGCCGCCAAACATGTCAATAGACTGGCCCTTAGCAGTGGTACAGGCGGTAGTTGTTACATCACTAACTGTCCCCGCACCAACCTTAAAGCCATATTGAGCCGCATCCACCTGGAAAGGCGCAATGGCGAGCATCGCAAACATTCCAGCCGCTGCTAGCTTTTTAAGAATCTTCATTTATCTTTCTCCTTACTTAGTATTATCAGCAAGAGACTTCCAACCAGTCGGGTCTTGAGTGAGGAAAGCATTAACAGCTCCAGCCGTCAAAGCCTGTCCGGCAGTCTCTTTAACCTGGAATGCAAGGTGACGCTCGTACTCAGGATTCACGGACGGCAGCGGAACCACCATCGTATATCCTGCAACCAACGACGCCTTGGCGATAGCATCGGTTTCGATATGCTTAGTAGCCGTGCCATCAGTAGCAATTGTGTCTGAACTGTCACTCACTAGCAAGAAGGCCACTGTGGCTGCCCCACCAGAAGTGATAGCGGTATCGACTGTGACAACAAAATAAAGCGGATGTCCAGCCCCAATGTCCCGAATAACCTCGGTGTCGATAGTGTTGCCAACATTGACTGTAGTGTTATTAGGCGTACCAACACTTGTGGCATCGGCAAACTCAGTAGTTGAATCCAAAATCATTTCTATTCTCCTTTATATGCCATTAAGTCACAGTGGCTTCGTTGCCAGCCAAAGAGTCTACACGCCTGACTGGAATACCGTGGAACCTTTCAGTCCAACGCATATCACCAGCATTGCTTTCAGCAGTGAGGAAGCTAGAAGCTCCGTCCACTGCAACCTGACGCGCTAACATAGTAGCAACATCACGCGACATATAGAAGGTAGCCCGTCCGGCATTCAGATTTGGAATACGCCGCATTGCCTGGAACATAAGGTCAGGCAAGTTAGCGCCACTGCCATGAGCAATAGCCAAGTCACTTCTGTCAATGTTAGGAATACGAACAAGATAACGCCAATCCCTAACTGTCAGGCCAACGTCCCAACGATAATGGGTACGATAGGCTTCCATGCGCCCAGTGTTACTTCCACCGGAGGCGTCCTCAAGGGTTACAAGACCCTTGTCAGTAACTTGCAATCCGGCAGTTGAACCCTTGGGGATGATACCATGAACGTTCTCGCCCCAAACGATAAGCCAGACTGAAGCATTATCCACACCACTGCCGCCGCCGACAATGATGTTGTCTGCATTCTCTGCACTCAAGCTATTGAAACGAGGGGACAGTCCGGTAAACGCTTCCGGCTCCGTACCTTCATTCCCGTAGAAGAGAGTGTCACTAACTTCCTGACTCATGCCTTCAATGAAAGCCTTGTCTTCAGAAAGCCTAAACGCAGCGGTGTTGCCATTAAGGTCCGCAAGAGCCTTATCAATCTCAGCATATGCCTCCAACATACCAGTGTTGTCAGTAATCTGAGCGGTCGTGCTCTTGGTGGGCTGGACACCACCATACAACTTACGCCATGTCGGAGCGGGGATGCCAGTACGAACAGTCGTCCTGTTTCCTGTTTCAAGGTTTCCCTCTTTCCAGGACATCTCATCCAACACCTCATTAGTCTCGTTCAAAATCTCTGCCACTGCGGCAATAGCTCCATCAGGGTCTTTCCGCTTGGCAAGATCGATAATTGTAGGATTGTTACTAGATAAACTAGCCATTATTTATGCTCCTTACTTCATTTTGGGGAAGATGCGAGAGGCTAAGTCTTTAGGCCCTTCTGGTGCAACTCCACCTTTTAATATCCCATCCTCGCCTGTGGCTTTTCCTACATTCCATAAAAACCTCAGCATCTCAGGATGATTTCCCATTCCCGTGCTTTCCATTAACTCGGCAAACTTATCATTCCCGAACGATGTTATGGCTGTCTTGGCAAAAGCTACGCTCTTGTCAAGGTCTTTTCCACCATACTCTCCATCGTTCTCGGTCTCTTCACGCCATTCTTTTTGTGTCTTTTCCCAGCGTTCTGTTAGTTCTTCACCGGCACGAGTCATAGTCTTAGTCTGTAGGTCAACTACTTTCTGAGCAGTAGCTTGCGAGAGTTTCCCCTCCTTAGCTATCTCCTTAAAGTCTTTAACCAACTCGTCGTCAACTTCCATGCCTTCCGGCAATTTGAAGTCTTCGTACGTATCAGGAGCACCTTCATCCTCGGAATCGTCGGCCTTGCCGTCCTCTTCCTTTGTGTCAGTCTCTCCCTTGCCATCTTCTTCCTTTTTTTCTTCTTCTTTCTTTTCGTCTAATTCTTTCTTGTCATCTTCAACGTTCTCGGTGTCACCCTTAACGTCTTCGATTTCATCAGCCATCTAATTTTCCTTCTTTCCTGGAAGCCGCTTCCATTCGCATCTCTGTATATGCATTTGGAGCAGCGTTGAATATGTCTTCTATAAGGCGTAGCCCAATCTGTCTTTTTCCTTCATTGAAAAATGTATGAGAGTTTCCTGTAAAGCTTATTTTATAGACGCCACATTCTTCCAGCAGCTTCCATATAAACCTTCTGCCACCTGGAGAGAGAAGGACATTACGTAAGTCCTCATTATCTTGCTCTCTAAGTATATCAATTTTCTTCTTT